GTATTTTTTGAGTAGCCAAGCAAAGATGCTACTCCTGACGCAATATTCGCTACTGTACCTACTGCCATAGCTACCTCTCCAACCTCTGGAATAGCTGCAAGTAATGGAGTTACTGCTGCTATTGAATCCAGAGTCGAGGAAACTACTCCTTTCTCAGTCTTCTTCTTACTTTCTTTTCCCTGATATTCGAAGAATGCTGGTATCGGGGTATCTATATATTCGGGCAAAAGAAATTTGCTAGTTGCTGGTATTCCTTCAAAGTTCAATGCTCGTGGCATGGGCATAAACAAAATAGGATCTTCTAATGCTGCATATATAGATACTGATACTGGCGATGCTCCATCCACTAATGTCCTAAGTGGATTCACAATCCAAACTTCAAGAGTGCCATTGGCAGTAAAGGCACTTGGCGCACTCACATTTGTTTCAGCAACGTTTACTAAATTCAATGCTTGGATCGCTAATTCATAGGGGACTTTAAATTCATAAGTTCTAGAATTCATAGCTAGAATGTCTACTCCCGGCATGTTGGAAATTGCCTGCAGTGTTGACCACTGATTGGCGTGCTTCCCTGGGCCCGGCATAGAATCTTCTGCTGATGCAGGTATCCATCTAACTTTCAAAAGTCCGTAATGAAAAGGTGTTCCGTTGACCATAAAAAAAAATTTAAAGCCAGTTCGCAAATAGTTGTAGTATCGTAATTTATTCGCTATAGGTGGTAATCTAATCAGTGTTTGTGGAAACGTGTAGTTTGCAATTCGACCGTCCTGTGCTTCCGTCCAGGTAAATCGGTCTACTAAATACGCTCGTGTCAGAAATTCTTCCTGTGTTTCAGCTCGTTTGAATGCAATGCAATCCCCTATTTTCAAATCATCGGTATAGGGTCTAAAATCATTCATTACATTCTGCTCAGTTTCATCAAATTGAGTCACAGGGTAGACCGTAGTCTGCACGTCGTCTATGTTGAGGATATTCTCCTCGGTTTTTAATTCATGTTGTGTATTGTTTGCAATGTTTTTATACACATGCGGAGACAACATTAGGCCTCTGGCATGGGGTTCATACAATCCTATATTTTTAGTGGCGATCGTCCTTTACTAGATGCTAAATAACATCTCCACTTTCAACACCTGTCTGCAGTGTATGTTTCTCAAAGACAGATGAGGGATTAGTTGAGGCTAAGAACATTGGGGCTAATCACTCTCCCCAATGTCCTGTCATTGTTCAGTCCATTGCGTCTATGATGGAGCAAGCTTCATCATAGTCCATTAAGTTAAACTTTTTCGGTAATTTGGTCTTCAGGTAATTAATCTCTTCATCGTACACCTCCTTCTTCCACCGACTCATAAAATAGCAAAAGCATCGTAAAACGCCATGAAATTCATGATCGGTAACATCATGTTTACTCCACAAAACCATCTGTCTCAAACCTTCCAAAGGCATAACAGCAAACACATCTGGTCCTCTTCTCTCAAATCTCCTTTTGAGATAAGTAACCCTCTCCTCTGGTGTAAAGTACTCAGTTATTTCCGATTTATCCGCATTGGTATATGTCATTCCAAAGCTAACCTTCATATACATAGAGATCGTTGCTAAGTTGAAAAATTGTCCAGCTTTTGCAGTCACTCTTAGTAAATTATCATCTCCATAGTATCTTTCTATTACATGTTGGTCATAAAGCAATAGATCTCCTGTACCATGAATATGATTAGCTAAGGCAAAAACACATCTCATCAGAAAGGAATTTATAACAGAATTTCCCACAGCCGTTAGGGGTGTCCCAGACGGCATTCCGTGGTCCGCTCTATACAAATTACTTCCAGCCAACCTAAATCCAGAAAATAACCCAGCTGCTAACACCCTTCTCACTCGCTTGTCCTCATCACTGTCATTATACCATTTATTAATTACCTCTATTGCCGCCATGCACGCTGCATACGGCAATGTCTTGTCATACGCCGAATAATCTCCCGCTATCCAATGGGAACCAAATCTCTCTAACAAAGTATAAAAAGTTGTTGAATTTCTTTTGTTATCAAGATTTATTCCTACCGACACATTCTTATCCATGTGATTTTC